CCCGAAAGTAGCCACTAGGGAGGGAGAGAGTGACAGATATGTTCCGTCTTTCCACCTTTATCACACAATTCTCCAAACGCGAACCCCTAATTTTTTATTTTCTACCCTAATTTGCGTTTTTATCTGCCAATTCCTGCGTTTTGCTACCTCATTTACCTGCTTTACTGCTAATGTAACATTTATACATAAGATAAACACAGAAGAACTTGTTACCATATCGTCCCAGTTTACTATAATACGCACCCCATCAGGGTTTAAATCATCAGACTTCAGTATCCCTTGTCTTATTCTCATTTTCTATTGAACAATCTACTACTATTACACGTGTCACAGGCAAGTTCATATGTGTGCCTTTACTCAATCGCATGGTTGTATTTGTTGCACCAAGCTTAGTCTTTAGATCATGGATAAAAGCATTGTAGTTTATCTGCTGTTCTCCACACCATGCCTTCAGAGGTTTAGGTATAAGATATGCACGTTTTAAGTCTGTTTCATATCGGGCAACCAACTTACCTCTCGGTAGTGCTTCGGGTATTACTAAAGATGCAACATCGCCTTCTTGTTTTCTTAGGTCATCTGTACTCTTTATCCATAGTACATTACTCCAATGTTCGTGTATGTAATCGTTTAGTGTTTCTTCTACAGACACGCTCATGTCCTCAACCTGACGTTTATTCTCTTTCAATCGTTCTATTGCCCAAGAGAATACCTTACGCACGTCATAATCTATCAACCCTACTTTCTTAGCTAACATTAAACCTGTTATAGTGCTTGCCACAAGTACCGACCAATATCTGTTTTCTGCTGTCAGTCCTGCCTTGGCATCTACTTTCTCTTGCACCTGCTTCAAAACTTTAGCGACTTCTTCTTTATTGTTTATAATATATTTAATGTATTCCTTCCCTGCGTGACCGTAATTATTCTGTATGCAGGAACTAAATACATCTGTTTCTTCTTTCGTTTCAAAATGTATACGGCTTACTCTACATTCCATAATTCTCTGTGCTTCAGCTTTGGGCATGGCTTTTATTATACTTATACGCTCCACCATACTTGTGTTGCCTGTAGTTACAGCCAAAAGTTTCCATGAGTCACCTCTATGGCGTTCCGTATTACTATTTGCCGACATTCGCCCCCTCTGCCTACCACCTGTAAGCTGATACGCAAGGTTTGATAGTTCTTTACCAGATGTGTTAGTAAGCTCGTCCATGTACAGTGGCAAGTTATGGTACACTTCACCTCTGTTCATTTTGGTATTATACGTATCCCTCTCATGTATAATTAGGTCATCAGGGTCACCCCATACAGATGCCCCTGCCGCCATAGCAGTTGTTTTACCTACACCAGAATCCTTACTGTATATATGTAGTGCAGAACACTTTATGGGAGAAAAACTCATTAAGGGAGAGCCAAAAGACGTACCAACTACAAACTGATGCAGTTCAAAACCTTCACGATTATAAAAGTTAATTGTATCCTTCCAGTCCTCCAATGTACCTTTAGGTTCAAATGAAGGGAATAAACTCGTAGTCTGTGTTGATGGAGGGTTAAACTTTATCTCATCTTTACATACTTCCTCGTTACCAAGCACAAAACTTTCACACTCATCACTTGTCCACCCAAACTGCCTACGTGCTTCGTCAGCAACGCTCTGAGCTTGTAATTGAGTTATCCATGTTGTTGTGTATGTCATAATTTCATCCATCCTTAATACTGCTATCCCTTGCATAGATAGCTGTTTCCTGAGTTCTTCCTTTGATGTTACAGCAGTTAGCGGAACTGTAAACTCCCTTATACCATCTTTAGGTAGGTGCAAACGCATCACTATTGCT